CGTCGGCGCCCTTCAAGCCACCACCGGTTAGCGCGGCGAAGTGGACAAGAACTCTCGGTTCCTGTTGGCTATAGTCAAATGACCCCCACTTGCAACCCTCGTCTGGGACGAAGATTGATCGTATCAACGGTCCGATATCCTTGTTGCGTGCTGGAATTTGCTGTAAGTTTGGATTACTATAACTGAACCGTCCTGTTACGGTTCCTCCAGCGTCACTACGCATCTGGTTTATATCGGCGTGAATTCTACCATGATGTTGATGTGTTAATATTGTGTCAATAAATGTGGTGCGTGCTTTGTTAAACTCTCTTGCCTGCACAACCATGTTTGCTAACGGATGTTTATGCGTTGACAAAAAGTTTTTATCAAACTTAGGTTGCTCAGACTTCTCTGTCTTTTCATATTTTATACCTTGTTGATCAAATGCTTTTGCCACGCTAACAGCCGCCCATATATCAACGTCAACACCTGTGTCCTTTTTAATTTGAAATAAAAGAAAGTCCTCTTTCTTCTGTAAATCTTTTTTAATCTTCTCTGCCTTTTCTAAATCAACACGCACACCTTTTGTTTTCATGTCAAGCAAACATGGAAAGAGCCGTGTTTCAAGTTCAAAGATACTTGATAACTCTTGCTTTATTATTTCTATTTTAAAAAATTGCCATAGTCTTAACGTAAGATCAGCATCCTGTTCCGCGTATGGACCAACATACATCGCTGGTAACTTCCACATCTCTGCCTTTGCGTTAACACCCCACTCTTTTGCGGCTTCATATAGTAATGCTTCTGACTTGGTTTCTTTGAGATAATCTTTACCAAGTTCGTTTAGGGAGTATCTAAATCTATTCTCATCGATGAGTGGTGCCGCGATCAGCGTATCAATAATCTTGCCCTTAACTTCTACACCCCACCAACGTAACCACCCTACATCGTAAGCGGCGTTATGAAATATTTTATCACACGGTAGGTCCATGATCCGTTGTACTTGCTTCTTGAGTATACGTTCATCAAAGTTGCCACCACCCTCATGGCGCACGGGAAAGTAACCTTTCCAACCATCTACAGCAATCGCGATACCTGCTATGTAACCATCGTTAACTGCCCAACCGGGCCCTGTCTCTTTGATATTCGGATCGTATGTCTCTAAATCGATAGCTATTTCTTTAGCGTCAGACAAATCTGGAAACCGCTCTGGCGGTGTCCATTCACTCGGCGGTTGAAAAAGGGGAATCTGTGTCATCTTCTTGCTCATGTATTTCTCCAGCTATGGCGGCGTACCCAGCCATATCTATATAACAATCTTCTGTCTTTCTATTCTTGAGACGCGCTACCTTTACAAGTAACATGCATATAGCAACGTCATGTGCTGATACTTTCTTACCAAGATAAGAACTCCAAAGCTCTGATATGTTTTTATGATTCTGATACTTGTCACCATAATCATATTGCCTTTGACCTGTTACGATCTTCGCGGCAATATCTAAATATTCTCTAGTCTTTCTGTATTTCTTTTTTGGCATTATCTCTCATGTAAATTAAATCTTGTTGTAGTAACTGTAAATCAAGTAAAAGTATTTTTAGTTCATGGTCAACCTTTTCACGGTTAAGCTTTGGAAGTTGTGCCCTAGTTCTCTTTAC